GCATTGTACGAGGCATAGCGAGAAGTAAATTTGGTTTGGCGATTAAATTTTACTTTCTCGCTATTTTTTTGAACAGAAAATGTCAACAGGCCCTAGTATTATTTTAATTTTTGATATATTTCGCCACTGTAAAACATGGGGTTGGCGTAGAGAATGACCCGCAGAAACTAGCTGTAGTTTCTGACCTTCCAAGGTCCTTAGTTATAGCCCACATCATCTTTCCTTGTGTGGGCTTTTTTTTGCATGGAGAAACAATATGCTCCAATTTTTAATGTGTTTATTTAGCTTTCACGGTGCAACAGAAATTGAATACACAATTGATGATGAAGAAATCAAGGTGTGTCGGGATTGTTTGAAAGAGGTTGAGTGATTAACTGCCAACCAAGATGCTAGACTAAAGAAGCAAATAATTGCATTCAGCTGGATAAATTATTTGCTAGGATGCTTGTATAGAAAAACAATAAAATAGATTGTTGATCTGGCGTAGGCCTACTTAATTTGGGAGAGTTAAGTGGGTTTTTTTTATTTTCTAATTTGCCGGACGTATTACGGCACATAAAACCCCTCGCATTCTAGATGTTGAGGGGTTTTTCTTTTCTATTCGAGGTAACCATGACAGATCGTGTACAAGCTAAAAAAGATTTGCAGTTCTGTTGTGATGAACTGAGTAAATATCAAAACTTGAGTCGGGCAGGTTTAAGGCATAGTGAATTGGTGGCTATGGACAATATTATGATTCGATTGAAAGAGCAGATTAAGAATTTGCGTACGGTTCTGCATGCATGATATAGCTGGCATGTTAAATAAAAAAAAAGCCCATCAAATAGATAGGCTTTTCTTACTAATCAAAATATTGAGCTATGATTTATTTTTTATCAGTATTTTCTTTTTTATCATGCTGCTCTTTAGTGGGAGCTGTTTCATTTTGATTAGGTTTGTCTTGAGCAGGCTTTTGCGCTTGGTCATTTGATGCAGGTTTGTTTTGGGTTGCGTTATTTGAAAATTGATTAAAAGAAGCTTTTTGAGCGGTATTTGTATTAACTAACATAATTTTCTCAATTTTGGTTGTCGAAGATTCGACCTAGTAAGAGTGACATAGTGGAAGCACTTACAGTGAGATGATTTAGAGAGGCAAGTGTAGATATATGTAGGATTAAAATATTTATATCTTATTTATATTTCAAAGGTTTTTATAATAAACTCATCGCCAGATTGATCTATATCACTATTTAAATAGTCAAGGTATTTAATTTATATCTTCTCGATACCTTGCTGATACAAGGAGTGTATATGGACGAAAAAGAATATTTCTGGAAAACAAAGAAACGCCCACCCAAAACAAAAGCTCGTGCCAAACCACTACCGAAGGCAAAAGAAGCGTACTTAGAAGCAGAAGAAACCTTATTTCAAGAATTAGAAGAACATTCGATCGGCTATGAACGCAAATTTCAATTTGAACCTACTAAGCACTGGCGCTTTGATTTTCATATCGTGAAGTTGAGACTGCTTATTGAAATAGCGGGTGGTCCATGGTCAGGTGGTCGGGGCGGTAAATTAGCGATGAAGGCTTGGAGCTTAGATCGGTACGATATTGCCGAAGAAATGGGTTACACATTTGTACGTCTTGAACCTCATCAAATTGAGTCAGGTTATGCAATTAATTGGATTCAAAGTCAGTTAGAGAGATTAGACAATGGAACAGATCAGACCATTTCCCCCAACGGATCTAATTGACCGAGCAGAAGAGCAAGAAGCTATTCTGCTTGCGCCCGCCGTGGATCTAAAAGAGTGGGTCATTAAAAATTGGCTAACTATTGGCGGTGAGCTTCACAACCCCGATCATAACCATATTGCAGAGCTGCTGCATGATGATGAAACCTTTTTAGCATTCGCTTGGGCTTCATCTGCATGCATGGCAAAAAAGCGTATGGTATTGGGCCAATGTGAAAAAGTAATGTTTAACCAGGGTGGTTGGAAGAAAGCACGCCAAGAACAACAGATGCGAGATTGGTTTGGCGCTATACCTGTTTATCTCATCACGATTGATGCGAGCGAGTTATTGTGAAAACACAACTGACCGTGAATTCTGCCGTTTGATTGAGCATGAGCTTTATCACATCGGTGTTGAACGTGATGAAGATGGCGAACCAATTTATAGCGACCACACAGGTCTACCAAAGCATTATTTGGCGGGTCACGATGTTGAGGTGTTCTTCGGTGAAACAAAACGATGGGGTGCTGACGAGTCAGTCAAACGACTTTTAGAAATTGCCAAGAATGCGCCGTTTGTTTCAGAAACTAATATTGCTGCGTGTTGTGGGAACTGTGTCATCGGTTAAATTTTTTTGCCCACTTACCTTGATGTACCTTGATGGATGGTGAGTTATGGCAAGGCTTAAAAAAGCAGAAAAAGTCTTTATTGTACGGTCACTTGCACAGTTTATGACACCTACTGAGGTGGTAGTGGCTATCAAGGAAAACTTTAAGATAGATGTAACTCCTCAACAGGTAGAAGCATACGACCCAACCAAGACAGCCGGTGCAGATTTATCACAAGAGTTTGTGGATTTATTCCATGAAGCACGAAAGAAATACATTGATCAGCCGATCTACAATATTGAAGCAGCAAACGATATTGTTCAGCTCAGAGTCTTGAGTGCTTTATTTATTAAAAAGCAAGGCAATACCCGTGATGCAATCAAGCTTTCAGATCAAATTCAAAAAATTGTGAAAGGGTTTTATGAGAAGAAGATTGAAATAACTGGTAAAGATGGTGGGCCGTTAGAAACCGTACAAACAACTGTTTCCAAAGAGAGCTACCTGCAAGCTAGGGAGCAGGTTTTAGATGAGTACTAAAGCTGAGCGCGAATTAGCAATTCAGATTGAAGCCCAAGAGGATCTATATTTCTTTTCTCGCTATATGTTCAAGGAACGCCGTAAATATAAATGGCTGCATAACTGGCACCATAGGGTTGTTTGTGATGCTTTGATGCGGGTATTTAGAGGTGAGACCAAGCGCCTCATTATCAATATTCCGCCTCGATACTCTAAAACTGAATTGGCAGTAATTAATTTCATGGCGTGGTGCTTCGGTAAGGTGCCTGACAGTGAGTTTATTCATGTCAGTTACTCAGCCACACTTGCAGCAAATAATGCCTTTCAGACACGAAATCTGGTTCAGGAAGATGCTTATAAAAAGGTATTTCCTGATTTTAGATTACGTGATGACAGTAAAGCTAAGGATGATTGGCGAACAGCAAAAGGCGGTGTCTGCTATTCACAAGGTACAGGCGGTACGATTACTGGTTTTGGTGCTGGTAAATTTCGAGATACGTTTGGCGGGGCAATCATTATCGATGACCCACATAAAGCCAGCGAAGCCCGATCCGATACGGTACGTAAAGGTGTGATTGAGTGGTTTCAGAATACACTTGAATCACGTACTAACTCACCTGATACACCTATCATTGTCATTATGCAGCGATTGCATGAAGAAGATTTGGCAGGGTGGTTGCTTGATGGTGGTAATGGTGAAGAATGGGAACATTTAGAGCTTTCTGCTATTCAGGCTGATGGATCTGCATTATGGCCAGCCAAGCACAGTATTGAAGTACTCAATCGAATGGAGTTAGCAGCGCCGTATGTTTTCTCGGGGCAATATCGCCAAAGACCATCACCACCAGCCGGTGGTTTTTTTAAGCCTGACAATATTGAAATTGTGGATGCATTACCTGCTGATATTCTGAAAGAGGTTCGTGCTTGGGATTTAGCGTCTTCTGAAAATGAGGGCGATTACACTGTGGGTGCACGTGAAGCTAAAAGTCGAGATGGGTATATCTATATTGTTGATGTAGAGCGTGCGCAGTTGGGACCTGACGGTGTTGAAAAACGTATTACACAGACCGCAGAGTTGGATGGTAAATCGGTTGCTATCCGGTTACCTCAAGATCCTGGGCAAGCAGGTAAGTCGCAGGCGAAAAATTTCATCACTAAACTATCAGGTTTTAATGTGAAGGCTGAAACGGTATCGGGTGACAAGATTACTCGTGCACAACCTTTTGCGGCACAAGTCAACGTCGGGAATGTGAAAATGCTTCGTGGAGACTGGAACAAAGCATTCATTGAAGAATTGCGAAATTTCCCAAATGGCAAGCATGACGATCAGGTCGATGCCGGAAGTGATGCATTTAATGAATTGAATGAAGCGAGAGTTGGTAAAAAACCTTCTGGTGCAGGAACGAGAACTTACTAAAGGAAAACACATGGCAAAGTCTAAAAAGGACAAAGCGTCAAAAAAGGCTTTGTCTTATGGCAACTTATACACTCAAGAAGCTGTAACACAGTTTTTAGTGAATTTTGGTAAGCAACCAGATACTGATGAAGTGCTACGTAAAGCAGGTATTTCCCGTCACAGATTGCGTGTATTGCTTGATGATGATGAGATTGCACAGGCCACTGAAACCCGTGTAGATGCATTGTTAGCAACGCCGTTTCGAATTGAGCCGAGCGACACAAAAGAAGCAGAGATGCTCAATTTGGTATTGAAGGAGTGGTTTCATGAAATTGCTACTGGTGCTATAAGCGCATTGTTCTTTGGTTATTCTGTCCAAGAAGCTGTGTACGAGCTGAAGCCAGAAGGCTATATAGGTATTCAGTGGATCGGCGAGAAGCCAATGCAATGGTTTGAGCCTAAGAATGATGGTCGATTGATCTATCGGCAAGATGGGATAAATACAGAGCGCGAAGTTGATCAAATCTTTAAATTTTTCCTGACACGCCGTAAAGCTACATTTGAGCAGCCCTATGGTAAGGCATTGTTAGCCACACTGTATTGGTTGTTCTTTTTTAAACAAAATGGTTTTAAATTCTGGGCAAAATTCCTTGAGCGTTTTGGTACACCAATTCTACTAGGTAAATGCAAAGACACTGAAACTGAAGATATGAGTAAAGCATTATTGGCCGCTCATGCTCAGAGTGTTTTATCGATAGATGCAGAAGATGATGTACAGGTTTTGGGTACTTCAGGTGCAAGCGGTACTGCTGGATCGGCATTTGAGTCTTTTAATAATCAGTTGGTGCGTCAGATTCAGAAAGTTGTATTAGGCCAGACACTTACCAGTGGTACTGATGGAAAGGGAAGTTACAGTCTTGGTCAGGTGCATGAAAATGTACGAATGGATAAGCTTAAATCTGATATTCGACTTGTTGCACCCACGATTCAAGCCGTTGTTAATGCTTTATGTGCATTAAATGGCTGGGGTGAATATAAGGTTATGCTTGGTGAAAAGCCAAAGCCACTCAATAAAGAACAGGCTGAAAGAGATGCTCATCTTAAAAATGCCGGTGCCAATCTGACACCGCAGTACTTCCAACGTGAATACGGCTTACAGGATGGTGATATTGCAGAGGTTCAGCAATTACCGGCCAACACTCAATTCTCAGCATTACCAAAACGTGCATTTAGTTTTAAAGCTCAGACCAATAAGTTATCAGCAGCTCAACTTGAAGTTGAAGAATTGACGGATGGTCAAGGTGATTTGCAGTTATTGACGAATGAGCAGATTAAGCAATTAGCAGCTGAGTCTGAAACACCGGAAGCTTTGGCTTTTAATTTGATGCAGTTAATACCTGGTGCAACTCAGTCGCAATTCACGGCCCATTTAGATCAGGCTTTATATGCTGCCGATGTGCTTGGGTATGCAATGGCGAAGGATGGGCAGTGATGAATACAAAAGTTGTGTATGCAAAAGATTTAACACCTCAAGAGCAAATCATAGCACTTCAGGAGTTGAAAGCCGCCATAGAGGTGGAGCGGAATAAACTTGAACCTATGCCTGAATTTGTTGCACCACCGCCATTGATTGCTTGGGGTGATACTGAGTTAAAAATTATTTACCCATGGTTTTATCGAGCAAGCATCTACTTTATTTTGGGTTTGGTAATCGGAGTTGTGGGGTGTCTATATGCAACCAGTTACCTTTCTTGAAGCGCTAGAATACGCTCATAGTAAAAATATCGTACTACCTGCTGAATTCTACTCAATGGATCTAAAGACACGGCAGATGGCAACGACTGTCAGCTTTTTATCGAGTCTTGAGCAGATTGAAACGGTTATTAAGGCCGTGAATAAATCGATTGCATCCGGTGGCACCTTTAAAGACTTTCAGGATTTGATTGCTGAATCTGAAATCATTCTGCCAAAGCATTATCTGGACAATGTATTTCGAACCAATATTCAGAATGCATATGGTCATGGGCGATGGCAACAACAGCAACGAAATAAGGCTAAACGACCATACCTGATGTATTCGGCTATCAATGATAGTCGTGTACGTCCTGCACATTTAGCATTGAATCGTATTGTGTTGCCGATTGATCATCCATTTTGGTTGACACATTATCCTCCCGTCGGGTTCCGCTGCCGGTGCAGTTGCACTGCTCTCACTGAAAAAGAAGCATTGAAATACGGCATTACACCTGATGATAAGTTGCCAGAGGTAGCTGAGGCACTGGACTGGAGTTCACATCCATTGCAGTTTGGTGAGTTGGAAGAATTGGTTGATAAAAAGATCAGTGCTTCAACTTTGGATAAGGAGTATTTGCTTGAGCAGAAACAGGTCATTAAAGCTGAATGGACTGCATCCAAAAAGTTAACCAGTTTATTCGCACCTATGGATGACAAGACTCGGGACCTATTCGATACGGTAGCCAATACGGTTATTCCGCTTGATCCAAAGATTAGACCCAGCGCGATTCGAACTTTTCTGGATTATGTGCAGGGTAATGATGCTGCATTAACGAGTTATCTCAATTCAGCTACAGGCTCACTGGCTGATGATGTTCTGAAGCGATGGCTCAGTGATGATATGAAAGCGATTCAAGCCGTGGCAAGCAATACAGCTTCAACCGTGGTGGGTAATGCCTCACTAGCTTTAGCTGCAACGCTTGAAGTGGGTAAGGTTGTCGCATTGGATGCGCCGTTATTAATCGCTGGTAGTGGTTCAAATATCGTGATTCAGATTGAGAATGCTAAAGGCTTAGGTATTGATCTGGATAAGCTCAATGCTGGCCAAGGTGTGTTGTTTGAAATTGGACTGTCGTTTGAGGTTGTTTCGATTGAGACGATAAAAGGGCAGATGGTTTATACGTTAAAAGCTTTGATCAATTAATTTAAAAGTAAATATAGACCGCCGTAACTGGCGGTTTTTTTATGGAGCATGAAAATGCCAGATCCAAACGAAGAACGGCTGAAGTATTTATTCAATGCCGCGGCAATTGAAGTGCCTAAAGCCGAAGAAGGGCAGAAACGAAAATTCAAAGGTACTGCTTATGGTGGTGGCCGTGTAGATGGTCACTGGTATTGGGGGCGTTCTGGTGTGGTTTTTGATCTTGATGGTATTGAGATTGATAAGCCGGCTGCCTTGCTTGAAGAGCACTTTAGTTCAAGTCGAATTGGTGTGGTTCAAGCTGTAGATACAAATGGAAAAATTGACGTTTCAGGAGACTTTCTTACAAACGCGAAAGCATCAGAAATTGTTCAAGATTCGGATGATGGGTTTCCATTTCAAATGTCCATGATGATCGATCCGGGATCCATTGAAGAAGTTTCACAAGGTAAGACAGTCATTGTAAATGGTCAGTCGTTTGAAGGCCCGATTACTGTATTCCGTCAAAACCGTATTCGTGAGTTTACGATCTGCTCAACAGGTGCCGATCGCAATACATCCATCAAGGCCTTCTCGGGCAAAGCCAATCCAAACCCAACCAAAGAGGACACCAACGTGACCGAATTAGAAATTGCGCAAGCTGCGCAGAAACAAGCCGAAACAGAGCGTGATGCTGCTCAGTCAGAACTTAAAAAGTTTAAAGCCGATAAGCGTGAAGAAGATATTAAAGCGCTTGAAACGTCTTTAAATAAGCAATTTAGCGCTGAAGAAAAAACTTCATATACCAATATGGATGATTCAGCTTTTTCATTTATGTCGCAGCAGTTAAAGCAATTCTCATCAGGTGGTCAACCACCAGCTGGTCAACAACAGCAGAACACTACTATCCCGCCACAATTTGCTCACTTATTCAGCCACCAAGCAATGGGTGGTCAGGGTGGGCAACAAGGTGGTGGTGATAAACATAAATTCACAGCTGGTGCTCAAGCATTTGCGGATCAAAAGGGGAAATAATTCATGGCTATTCACTATGTGCCGCCTATCTCGGTCACATCACAACGACTGATTCTGGATAATGAAAAGTTACGTCGTGCTAATGCAAAAGTAACAACTGCCACAGCATATAAATACGGTGATCTTCTGGTGTTGTCAGAGGCTAACGTACTCACTCATGCCACTGATGAAAAAACGTGGGATGTGATCTGTGGTCAGAACATCACTGCGGCTGAAGCAACAATCAAAGCCGCTGATGGAGTTGAAATTCCTATTTATTACGGTGGTGTTTTCAATATTGAAGCTGTATCACTAAACGGAACTTTGCTTGCCACTGCTAAATATGATGCAGCACGCGCCAAAGCAACCAAAAATAAAATCGAACTTTCTAAGGTGTAAACAACATGCCACAAGCTTTTAATATTGAAGGTACTCCACTTGAACTGCTTGACGTGGGTGAGCTTGCCTTAATTCACTCAAACTATCGCCCGATGGATACTTGGCTTTTGGACCAACTCTTTCCAAATCGACCACTCTTCACGCGTGATGATGTACCTTTGGCTGAATTGTCAGCTGAACATGATCTGGCACCACTGGTTTCACCACAACAACCTGGTAAGCCATTTGATACTACTCAATCTGGTGAAGTGCGCCATGTGAAGCCAGCTTATTACAAGCCAAAAAATCAGGTTAGTCCTGCGGATACATTTGAAATCTCTTTACTTGAGCGTTTACGTACAGCTGGGATTATCTCAACTGGAAATCAGCAGTTGTCTCTCCAAGAGCAGATGGTTATTTCCCAGATTGCGGTGATGAAGCGCAACCATGATGCGATTGATAACTCAGTCCTGATGATGGCGATTGATCTTCTGAAAAATGGTAAATACGTTCTTCATTCTGATGACTATGAATACAACTTGGTTGATTACCGCCGTGATGCATCTCTGACATATACGCCGTTGACCAAGTGGAACGAAGTGGGTGCTAAACCAGTTTCAGATATCCGCACCATGCTTGAGCGTCAATTGGCAGCTGATGGTGGTGAAGCCAAAAAATCAATAATGTCTGGCTTGGTATGGGCTGCTTTATGGAATAACGAAGAATTCAAGAAAGAATTCATCACGCCATACGCTGGTATTTCTGTTCCTGTTACACCAAGCTTTGGTGTCAAAGAGTCAGCAACCCTCAAAGGGACGTTTGATGGAATCGAATTCTGGGTATATGACGCAACTTACCGTAATAAAGGTCAGGTGAAGCGCTTTATTCCTAAGGATTACTTCTCTTTAATTTCTGATACCAACGGCTCAGTGGCACATTGTAAGATCAAAAATATGTTGGCCAACGGTGTTGCTCAGCAATACTTTGACCGTCAATGGTACTGTGAAGATCCAAGCGGCATCATGCTGATGACCGAATCTGCTCCATTGGTCGTGCCTTCTAACAAAAATGGTGTAGTCGGTGGTACCGGCTTTATCACCCTATAAGGAGTAAGACATGCCGAAGTACACAGCAAAACAATCCATCGGGCATTTTATGCCAGGTGATGAAATTAAAGGGCTTGATGCGAAACGTATTCAAGCCCTTTTAGCATCTGGGGCTATTGAAGAGTATCAAGAGCCTGAAGAGCAGAAAGAAGATGGTACTACTGCACGTTTAGCAAGCCTTGCTGCCGAAGTGGCTGAACTGAAGGCAAATGAGGAAATCCTTATTGCTGGAAAAGACAAAGCAGATGCCGAAGTGGTAGAGCTGAAAACCAAAGTGGCTGAGCTTGAAAAGGCTGTAGCCGATTCTCAAGCTGCTTTGAAAAAAGCGACTGCTGAAGCAAAGAAAGCTGCCACTCCAGCTGACAAATAGGGTGATGCCATGTATGCGACTGAATCCGATCTAAAAAAGCGTTTTGGTGCGCAACGCATTGACGAGCTTAAATTAAACCATATCGTTGAGGTGGCAGAGGGTGAGGAACCTGAGCCTGTAGATGTTGTGCAAGTTGCGCTACAAGATGCAGAGGAGGAAATTAACGGCTACATCGGTGGTCGTTACCCTTTGCCCCTTGCGAACGTACCGTCGAATTTAAAACGTATAGCGTGTGATATTGCTCGCTATCGTCTTTACTCTGAACAGCCACTTGAGCACATCACTAAGCTTTATGACGATGCAATTGCTTTCTTAAAGCGTGTGCAAGACAAAAAAGCCGATCTGCAAATTTTGGACGAGCAAAGTAAAGATATCATTGATGACGAGCCCAAAAACAAGCCATCTACTGCACCAATAGGTACGACTTATACAGGCGGTGTGTTTGGCGATAGTGTCTTAAATATGATGCCTAGCATCAAGTGAGGCTGTTATGTCAGGCGTAGCAATTACGATTGAATCAGATGGTGAGTCTGCTGTCATGCAGGCTTTGGCGCTCTTATCAAATTTTGACCAAAGCAAGCCGAAGTTGTTTGATGCGATTGGCCAAACGGTGGTGAGCAATATTCGTAGCCGTTGGGCTAATGGTGTGGGGCTTGAAGGAAAGTGGCGTTTATCGGGTCGTGTGTTGCGTGAGGGCGGAACCACGATGCGTGATACTTCTCGAGCTCTGAATTCCATGACTCACAATGTTCTATCCAGCGGTGTAGAAATCGGTACTGATGTTGAATATGCTGCTATTCATCACTTCGGTGGTGAAATTAAGTATGAGGCACGTATGCGCCGTACTTACTTTAGGCAAGATCAGCGCACAGGTTTAGTCGGCAATAAGTTTGTTCGCAAAGCGCGTTCCAACTTTATGCAAGAGTCGCAAGGCAAGGCTTACAAGGTGAATATGCCTCGTAGACCATTCCTTGGTTTAACTGAAACAGATGAGCAGGAAGTACTAAGCTTAATCGTGGAGCATTTGACAGGTGAGTGATGAAGAAAATTTCTTTGCAGTCCGTAGTGAAATAGCAGAAAAATTGGCTGAGATTACAGATTTTAAAAAGATCTATACGCCTGCCAATTCTGCAAAAGTTACTGAATTATCGCAGGTAACACCAAATGCACAGGTTTATTACCGCCGTGTGCGTAAGTCTGATGATGCTGGGCGTTCATCGGTGAATATGCTTAATCAGCAATGGGAAGTTACGGTCTGTGAAAGACATGCGGCATCCCAATTGAGTGATGGTTCTGCGGTATTGGATCGGACCGGCATATTAACAATGAAGGTTTTAAGGCTTTTATCAGGTTGGCAGCCTCAATCCAGTAAGCGCCCACTCAATATGGTTGCAATTGAAGAGGATTACTCGCCAACGTGTGTTTATGTCACGCTGGTGTTTGAATCAAAAATATTTGTATAGGAAGCATTCATGCAAAAGCAATACAAAGCCCGACAAGAAGTCGGGCGTTTTCATTCAGGGGATATCGTTGGTGGTTTAAGCGATGCTCAAATTCAAGATTTATTGCAACGTGGTGTGATTGAGGTGGTTGAAGGAACTACTAAAACCAAACCTGCAGTACCAGCCAAAACAGAAAAAGAGGTAAAAGCAGATGTCCAATAAACCCGATTTAATCTCACTTCAGGGTGAGCTATTTTTAGCAAAGATGATTAATGGTCAGCCTTCTGCACTTTTGCCAATCGGCAATACACCAGAGTTGCAGATTCAAATCACATCTGAAACAACGGATCATTATGAGTCAAAAACTGGTCTTCGTGCCAAAGATGCAGTTTTGCGAAAGCAAACTGGTGTATCAATTAGCGGGACACTGGAAGAGGTTACCAAAGAAAATCTTGCAATGGTGTTAAGTGGTAAAACACTGGAAATTCCAGAAGCGACGGTTCCAGAATCAACCATTGGCGCAGTTAAAGCTGGTGAAATGATTGATCTTGGTATTCGTAACTTATCTGATGTTGCATTTAAAGGACCAGCAGATGCAGCGATCACCGCAGATAAATACATTTTGGATGCGGTGTTTGGCACAGTTGTTTTTAATGAAGCCATTACTGATGTGAAATGGTCAGGGAAATCAGGAGCTATTACACGTACAACGATTGCCACAAATCTAGGTGAAGAATACCGCTTCTTTTTTAAAGGCGTAGATACTTTTCAGGGCGATAAGATTGCAGTTACTCTTTGGCGTGTTGAACTTTCTCCTGATACAGAATTTGATCTGATTCATGAAGAATTCGCCAGCTATAGCATTGAAGGTGAATGCCTTGCGGATATCTCAAAAGCGCATGATGCTGAATTAAGTATCTTTGGTCATATTGAGCGTTTTAGCATTACACCTTAAATAATATGCATGGGCACAAAGAACTCCACGACGCATAAGCGTCTTTTTTTGTGCCTGTTTTATTATGGAAACCATCTTAGGTTGGTTTCTTTTTGCCCTATAAATTAGTATCTTGTTCCCATAACAAATATTTGGGATGGGGTATGAGAAAAATAATTGGTATGGTGGTGTTAGGTGTGTTGGGGACCAGTGCTTTTGCAAATCCGAGCTTACCTTTAATTAAAGTAAATTGTGATGATATTAAGTTGAGTATTAACACAATAAGAGATGATCGTTTTAGCTTTGTGGCATATTGGAATGAGCCAGCTATTTTTCCAAATACGCCACAGTATGTAGAGATCGGGGATTCTACAAGAAGCAAAATTAAGAAATTTAGATTTACATGCCCTGACTTATCTGCCACTTATGATGGCAATACAGCTGAGATTAAAGCAAAAAGTTACGATTCAATCTTAGGATATATTAGTGAGTTTGATTACCCTGTTGGGCTTTATAGCCATAGTTGGTATAAATACGAGAACATTAAGAAAGGGTTAATGAATGTAGGTTATAATTTCAATATCAAAGATTTTAAAATAGAGTCTTGGATTTATAAATCAAAAGAGGGTGATGACTTAAACTTGGGAATCAATTACGATCACATTCCAAAAGAGGCTACTATTGGGTATAAGGTGGATGGTGGCGAATTAAAACCATTACTATTTAATAGAAAAATTTCCTATTATTTAGATGACCTTGGGGTTGCGAAAAAAATTGATATATATCATAAGTATCCTAACGATCCATTTAGAGTGGGTGAGTCATTAAAAAGAATTCATATTGATAAGGAAAATGGAGTTTTGCGGTTTTACAGAAACCACTCATTCCCAGTCAAATAAAATAAGAGATATCTTAAAATAAAGTAAAGCACCTTACTGGTGCTTTTTTAATGCCTAAAATTTAACTTGAGATTCCATCATGAATGATTTTTTCTTAGCAATGAATCGCAGTATTAAAATCTCTGTATTGGGTAATGATGTTGAAGTACGTCAGATCCAGATGAAAGATTTTGATCTTTGGGCAAGCCATGCCGAAGTACTTAAAAACTTCATTAAAGGTAGAGATTATTCAGATGAGATTTTGACTGAGTTATTTGCAGCTCATGCACTACAAGTTATTTCCATGATTGTTTGCGTAACCGACATAACGAAAGAATCACTGTTTAAAATCGCCGTGAATGAACAAGAGTTTAAGCAATTACTTAGAACGGTTCTCAATGTAAATCATGCTTATTTCAAATACGAAAAGCCTAAACGTGGACGTAAGAAAGCAGCGCAATCAAATGAATCAACATGGTTTGACTCATTCCAATTCTTAATCAGTGCTGGCCATCGTCCTGATGACATCATGAATATGACTTATGGGGCATTTGATCAGTACTTAAAATCAGCTCAGAAAGACAATAAAAATAAATTGCAGTATTTATCGAGTGTGATTCGATCAGCACATCATGCGAATGCCAAAGAGTTTGCGAAGTTTTTTGAAAGCTTGAAGGAATAATATACAGGTGACTTTTACCGAATGATTAGATATTCTCTGTGAAAACGAGGGTATAAATTCATGAAAATTATTATTTTAGCGATTACTTTGGCATTGTGTTCATCTGTTTATGCTGTAAGCGTTGATTCAGTGCGTGGTAGTTATGGTTTTGTTAGTTTAAATGATTCACACAGTAAAATGATTGATGTGCTTGGAAATCCAAAGTCATCTTATAGCCATGTTATTCACGATCGTAAAGGTTGGCCACACAAAGCAACGACTTATCTATATCCATTAGACAATGTGAAATATGAAATCACGATTGTTGACGGGAAGGTCTATAGCATTAACTGGGAGCGATGATTGTGAATCTGAGATACATTTCGGCTGGGGTGTTGGTTGTAATTATTGCTTTGTTTTATTTCATGCATCAAAGCAATGAAGCTTCAGCGGAAAGATTAAAACAAGCTGAAATTGCTCACCAACAAAAACTGGAGCAGGAAAAAATAGTCATAAAACGAGAGCAGGAGGAAGCAAGAAAGCTTGCCGATAAAGAGCGACGCGAACAGGCTTCTTATGGCTCACCATCCGCAAGCAACAAGGTTGTAAGTGAATTTAATGCATGTAGGAGTAGTGCTATTTCAGCAAAGTCGCAACTTGCTGGAACGCAATATAAAACAAAAGTAATTATGGATTCGACTGACGGCTATATTGTGAGAATTTGCACAAATGACGGAAGTGTTTTGATTACATGCGATGCATCTAATGGGGAGATGATTACAAGCAAGTCTAGTATTTGTTCCTTAGATTAGAATGTAAGAGTTAAGAATTGAGCTTATGAAAAAGCACTCTATGGTTGTTTTTTAAACAATACCACCTTCGGGTGGTTTTTTATGACTGAATTTAGGATTTTAAAATGTCAAAAATTAATGAATATGCAATAGAAAAATATACTGCACATGGTTACCCAAGACTGTTTGATGAAGTTGGTGCAGAGGGGCTCGCAGTTATTCAAAAGCATGATGAGGATGCAGCAAAGATTGTCTCCGAAATCAAAGAGTGTGATGAGGTTGTTTATGTTGGGTATTCAAGCACATTTAGCAAATATCCCGACACAATCGCCTCATTTGTCGATTGCAAAAATGGTAATCGAATCTATGTAGTGAATCGAAAGATACAAAAATAAAGATTTAATATTATTACGGACCCGCCATTGAGTGGGTTTTTTTATGCCCAAATTTAGCCCACTTCGGTGGGTTTTTTATTGCCTGAGGAAAAGTAAATGGCAGGAAAAGAACTCACATTTAAGTTGGTAATGAATGCTGATACAAGGAATTTCACCCAAAACTTACAACAAGGCTCAGATGCAGCGAGAGCAATGTTTGATCGTATTCGTCAGGAATCTGAGCGAGCGCGTCAATCCGTACAAATGGGTCGTGAGGTTGGCGAGTTAGTACAGCAGTTCCATAATGCAACCACAGAATTAAACCGTGTTTCTGATGCCTCTCAATTAAGTGCTGATAACTTGCGTCAGATGGGTGAGTATGGTCAGCAAGCAATTTCACAACTACAAACCAAACTTGTTGATGCTCGTCTTGAGCTTAATCGCTTATCAGCTACAAACGCCACCCCACAGGACATTGAAAGAGCTCGACAACGTGTCCAAGAACTTGAAACAGGCATTCGTCAAACCACAACAGCTGTGGATGCATACCAAAATGCTGCTCGTGAAGCATTAGGCACATCACCAATACCTACTAGATTCCAGCAAGATGTGGGTAATCTTGTGAATCAGCTTGACTCTGTTCGCCAAGGTATTGATGCCAATGGGGATAGTGCAACTCGTACACGAGCTGAACTTGAGCAGATGAGCAGAAATGCCACAACCCAGCTTCAGGGTTATGAGAGTGCATTAGAAGATGCTCGACTCAACCTAAATAGGCTGTCTGCTACAAATGCCACTCCACAGGATATAGAGAGGGCAAGGCAGCGTGTTCAAGAGTTGGAGACAGGTGTTGATCAAGTCAGAACAGCATTAAATGGTTATCAAAATGCAGCTCGTATTGCAAATAATGAAGTTGCTGAAGGTTCAGGTCGGGTATCAAGCGCTGTTAATGGTGTTGGTGGTGCATGGAATAAAGTTGCTGGAATTGCGGCTGCTCTAGGTATTGGGATTAGTGTTGCTGAGTTGGCGAAAATTGCCGATAACTTTCAAAATATCTCAGCTCAGATACGTCTCGTTTCTGATAGTAGTGAAGAGTTCCATAGTGCACTTGAGGGTGTACGAGTAATTGCAACCCAAACAACCACAAGTCTTGAGTCAACTGCAAATCTATATGCGAGAATTTCACAGGCTGGTAAAGATCTGGGGGTAACACAGGAACAAGCGCTAGAAGTCACCAGAGCAATTAATCAGTCCATTCAAATCAGTGGTGGTAGTGCGGCAAGTGCTGATGCGGCAATCACTCAGATGATTCAGGCACTTCAATCTGGTGTATTACGTGGAGAAGAGTTCAACTCCATGATGGAGCAAGCTCCACGTTTAACCACTGCATTAGCAGATAGCCTTGGTGTGACAAAGGGTGAACTTCGTGCAATGGCTGGCGAAGGTAAAATTAGCTCAGAAGTTCTTATTAATGCAATTAGAGAACAATCCGCCGTCATAGCTGAAGAATATACAAAAATTCCGACAACCATCGCAGGTGCAATTGGCAATGTAAAAACCAATTTCACAATGTTGGTCGGTGAGATCGATTCTGCAAATGCAGCCAGTCAGGGTATTGTGCAAACCTTATTGTATCTGTCAGACAACCTTGACGTGTTAATGACGCTATTTAATGATGTAACACAGGGTGTTGCATATTTTAGCGATCGATTAAATTCGGCAGATCCATCAACAATTGATGCAGTAAAAAATGCTGTTGTAGCAGCCTATGATGCAATCAAGACATTAATTTCAACAGTGGTTGAGGTTGGTGATGTAATCAACGATGTATTTTACACAGGGCTTGACGTTTTATTCGGTTGGTCTGGTGTTATTAGCGGTGATGCAACTGAAAGCGTTAATGGCCTTGCTGTTGTTATTAACGTTGTTTCAGTTGCTATTGGCGCTTTGTCGGATGGTGTCAAAGCAATTGGGATTGGGTTTAAGGGCCTTGTTGGCCTAATGTATGATTTGGCAGCGGCAGCTACCTACTATGCAAAAGTATTTACATGGGGTGATGTCCGAGCCAAGCTTGATGCTGACTACAAGATACTAACCGAACAGCGCGATAAGTATTATGCCGAAGCCAAAAAAGATCTTGAGGGTTTTAATTCAGAAGTCGTAAAAGCGATTGATGAAAGTACACTCAATGCGGAGCAAGCCAATCAGAAAAAAATTGCCAGTAATAAAGAGACACTGGCGACAATTTTAGCAGATGAGGCTAAAGCAAATAAGGATGCGGAAGCGAACTCTAAACGACGAACAGAGTTGGATGCGCAGCTTGCCAAAGCAAGAGCTGAGAATAATGATGAGGTAACTCGCCAAATAGTTGAGAGAATTAAAAAGCTTGATAATTTCGAAGATGAGGCAGCTAAATCAAATATTAAGCGAAACAAGGACAAACTAAAAGCTGGCGAAGCTCTTGCTACTGCCTTAATGGCTGCTAATCAGGGTATTTTAACTGATCTTGCTAAAGAGGATTTGCTTCGAGACGGCATCATTGCCAAAATTAATGAGCAGGGAAATTTAGAGGTATCTACCTATGAGGATACAGCAAAATTAAATACTGATCGGTTGGCGAAAATCCAAGAATTATCATTGGAGCAAGACGGGCTTATAAGCAAACGAGTAAGTTCTGAAAGTGAAGCAGGTCAGGCCATTGTTCAGAATGATGCTGATGTTGCTGCTATGCGCGTACAGCTAAATAAGCAAGCGTTGGATGCGAAACAGGCTGATGATTTTGAGGCTTTCTCCAAAGCACAAATTGCATTAGATAATCTAGGTAAGGCTGATGCTCAAGCCAACCAGCAACGTACTGATCAGCATAAACAAGCTAATGATGCCATCCATCAAATTGATGCTGCGAGTTTTTCCGACTTTAAGGCAAATACAGATGAGCAAGTACGCTTGTCAGGTATTGCAGAAAAAGCCAAACAAGCAAATGACTTTGAGACCTTTGCCAGTGCAAAACTACAAATGGATGGACTTACTTCTGCACAAGAGCAAGCGAATAATCAGTTAAATCAAAGTGATCTGTCCAATCTAGAGAAAAAGGAGGAGATTACTCGGAAAAAAGTTGAGCTTGCACAGCAGATTATTGACTCTACTGATGGGGTTATTACAGCTGAGCAAAAACTTCAATTTGAAGCTCAAGGCCTCACCATTGAATATGACAAGATGGGTAAGGCGGTTGTTCAGAAGGTTACTACTTTTTCTGATGCGGCAAAGGCGTTGGGGGTTAATGTATCTCAAGCTCTCAACCTCGTTTCAGCCGAATTCACTAAATCAGGAGATAGTGTTGATGTTTTTGTGGCTGGCTTGCAAGAAATGGGTGCAACGGGCGAGCAGGCAGCAAATGCGACATATCAGGCATGGGAGAAGTGGGCAGAACAAGCTAAGTCACCTGCTGAGATAGAAGCTGCAAAAGCTAAGCTGCTCGAATTTGAGAAGCAAGGTGTGTTTTCTGCAAAACAAGTTGAGATGGGGATGCGTTATCTTGACGAAGTTAATGGAAAGCTACCTGCCAATATTTCAGAAGTGGAAAAAGCCTACAAGTTATTAGGTATAACTTCTCGCGAGGAAGCCAATAAAATGGCTGCGGCGCAGATGAGGGCATTTGATGTTATGCAGAAGAGCGGCACAGCATCAACTGAGCAGATGAAAAAAGCGCTTATCAACATGGCAGATAAAATCTATGCATCAGGTGATGCTGCCAAAATTGCCGCTTATGAATCAAAGCTTGCATACTATGGTTTATCCTCGGAAATCGATTCAACTGGCAAAGCTTCAGTTAAAGCTATGGATGAATGGACTAAGTCAAATGACCGTGTTCGTGACTCTGCTCACGGTATCGGTGATGGTTATCGTAATGCAGGGAATATTGCACGTGAAGAGGCTAAATCTGCTGAACAGGCTTGGGCCGATGCTGTGGATGCTGCCTCTGCCCAATTCGATGCTGAAATGAAACGTCAGGGGCAGTCATTAAGTAAAGGGATTTATAACTACAACTCATACAGTAAAGCCGATGTTGTCTCACAACTTAAATCCAAAGGTTATGACGATAAAGAAGCCGAGAAATTAGCAGGTACGATATGGTCCAAAGCCATGGAAGCGGATCGTGATGCTAAAGCTGAAGGTATGGGTAAGGGTGGCAATCCAGCACTTAATCGTTTAATCGAGCAAGAGTTTAATAATGCAGCATCTAAAGGACTCACCACTCAACATGGTACGAATAAGATTAACGATCTGTTGCGTCAAATGAGCAGTAATAATCTTGTATCTACAGGATCCACATCTAAAGCACCTGCTGTTGATGTGAATAGTCTTGCACCTCAAGTGAGTGCGCCAGTTCCAAGTACTACAGCAACCCCTACATCAAGGACTGTGCAAAACAACATTTCAATTAATGGTAAAACAATCAGCATCCCAGTGGCTGAGGAAAATCAGGGTAATTTCAATGATTTCCTAAGCGAACTAGAAATGCTTAAAAAAGGTATGTAATCATGCGACTCGTACGCAAATCAACATCTGAAGCCGTCTCATTAGAAGACGGCTTTTTATGGTCTGATGAATTTGAATGGAAGCCGATTGAACAGAAATTAGAGCGTGCGATTGATGGCACTGCGATTATTCAAGAGGGTAAAAAGAAGTCTGGTCGCTCTATTGCACTGGTTCCAGCTGACAAAGAAATGGGCTGGATCAAGCGCCGTGATTTAAGAAGTCTTTTGGCTTGGTCTGAACTACAAGAGCAATTCACGCTTGAGTTTGAATATCCGCATGACAATCGGCATTTCAATGTGATTTTTAATCATGAGGCTGGGGCATTAGAAGCGAAGCCAGTGAAAGATTTACCGACTATTTCTGAAGATGATTATTACAACGTCACCATGCGTTTTACGGAGCTACTAGACCATGCCAATTGAAACTAAAGATTTGGTGCTCTATGAGTCAGAGCGCTTGACCGATAATGATGATGGGGGTGGTAAATATAATGGTCAGATCATTGTTGATGGCCAGAGCAATAATCTGTTCGATGATGTGTCTGAGTTAGATCGCACCATGGGGGATGTATCGATGCGTAAGATATTTCCCGCTGTCACCACCAACGACACTGATAAATTGATGGGGGCCACAGTCTTTATCTCTGAAAATCCAAAAGACCCCAATGTCTCGGCTTTATTGTTCAGTACAAAGAATTGGACTGACGAACGTCAGAGCGCCCAAAACCGTGTCGAAAATTACTTAGCCAAAGGTGGGCAGATTGCAGGTACGCCGCTAGATACGCACTGGCTTGGGATGAAACAACTGCAAGTGGCCATGTTCCCACAAGAAACTGAAAGTTCGGTGGGTGACACCATTGTTCTGGTGAGTGATGAAGGCAAAGCTTTGGAGCATGAACAGTACTTACGAATCATAAAAGTCGAAACTCGTAGTGCAATCATGGTGGTTGATGGTAAAAACGTCGAATATAAGATTACGACCTATATGCTCAACGATCCACTCGATATGGATTTTGTCGGACTTTCAGCAAGTCAGTGGTATAAGGGGCAAGCATCAAAAACCATTATTCGTGATTCGATTGTTGCTGATACTGGTTCATATTATGCATCTGCTGGTTTATCTGAAGATGTTCAAGTAGGTGAATTCACAGTTAATGCAGAAAGCATCTTTAGTCAGATTATCCCATCTGCTCAAACCGAATCACCGATTATTGATGTCAATGCTGCGGGTGAAAGTACCATTTTGGTGCCGGGGAATGATGGACTGATTACCGCCAGTTTTCCAACAACGGTCGGGGTAAGCCAAAATCTATATATTGGCTCAAGTGTAATGCCATCAAGTGTGGCTTTTACATTGTTTGGACAACCTGTAACAGATCAGGGCGGATTACTTAAAACATCGAGTGGTACACAGGTAGGGATAATTGACTATCAGCGTGGTTTGATCCAGTGGACATCTTCAGCAACAACTGGTGCAACCACTCTTGTACTTACCTTTAAACCCGCAGCGGCTCCAAATCAGTATTTTCAGTCTTATGCTATGCCGGTAACTCAGAATAACCAAAGCACCAATTGGACAGGTGTACTGGTCCCGATTCCTGCACCCGGAAGCCTTTCAATTTCGTATATGTCGCAAGGCAAGTTTTACGAATTAAAAGATGATGGTTCAGGGCAGCTAAAAGGATCGAGCAGCTCGTTTGGTTCAGGTCGAATTAATTATGAAACTGGATCATGGTTATTGACCACAGGGGCTTTGCCTGATGTCGATACACCTATTTTGCTACTTTGGGGCACACCGATTGTCACCTTTGTGCGTTCAAATTTGAGTGTGAATAAGGCGGCTTTTGAGTTTAATTTAGGGCAAGTAGGTATTGCACCGGGTGTGACTATAAATTGGTTGCTTGAAGGCGTGGCGAAAACTGCGGTGAGTAATGCTCAGGGCAAATTTACAGGTGATGCAACAGGTGAAATTAACTATGCAACAGGCATGGGTAAAATTATTCCGAATAAGCTGCCGCAGAAAAATACGCAATTCACAGTAATTTATGACTATGGCAACCAGCTTACGCAAACCAAATCAGCCATTGCACCAGATGGCAATCAAAAGCTCAGTTTCATTATTGGTACAGGTGCAGCTATTCAACCGAATAGTGTTGAGTTAAGTATTCCTGTTTCTGATCAACTGGGGCAGAACAACGGTACAGCAAAAGTGATCGATGTGCCGATTAATAGCACGATGGGTAATCTAGTCAGTAGTGCCGGTGATATTCAAGGCACCATTAATTACAACACCGGTGCAGTTGAAGTCACTCCTATTTTAACTTCCAAACAATTTAAGCAGGTTTACACGCCAACGACTGTTTTCGGAACTGCTTAAGCGAGGTTGTATGTCATTTTATTTACCCGCAACATCTAAAATTGAAAGTACCGAAACCCCATTGAAAGCGTATCAGGAAGTCGATATTTCAGTGAAATATCGTGATACCTCGGGTCTCAATTCTAGTTCTAGTATTGTTACTGCTGATAAGTTGCGACTGGATTTATCATCGGGCTTTGATGAGCAAATTTTGACGGGTTCAGCTCGATTTAAAGTGGGTTTAGATACCTTTCTTGATCGCACTGGTACGCTTTACCGCAACGTAGATCCATCAAATAACAGTGGCATTGCTTCAGGTGTGATTCAGTATGGTACTGGCAAAGTTGAGATTGATTCATGGACGCCGGGTGTAGATAACACGATTGTTTTAGAGTCACTCACCACCACGACTGATTTACCACCAATGAACCGGATCAGCTTTCGAACACCAATCATTCCGATTCGACCACAGTCATTAACCATGGTGGTAGCTTCATTAGAGTTCGGTCAACTTACATTGACTACTGATGAAAATGGCGTGATTGAAACAAGTCATGCACATGGTTCGATTAATCACGATACAGGTTTTGTGAATATCTATTTTTATACCAAAACCAAAATCACTGCTGAAAACCGACCTACGCTAGAAGCTAAAGATTGGTACGATCCTTTACTTGAGTACACTGAATTGGGTGAAACTTATATCAATGTACCAGTCTGGATCGATGCCTCATCTGTCCGCTATAACGCCATTGCTTATACCTATATCCCACTAGATTCTGAAATCTTGGGTCTATCAGCAACGCGTTTGCCACTGGATGGTCGTGTACCGATCTTCCGTGTGGGTGACATCGGTATTATTAGTGCTTCAAAAGCTTATGAGTTGCCAGATTACGTTGCAGGGCAAACTTATTCACTGGCAGATCAACGTATCTCATGGTGTGAGCTTGAAGATAGCGCAGGAACCAAAGTTCCTTTTGATATGTACGTGGTGGACTACGACTATGGCAAATTTACCCTGAATGGTGATTTTGCTCTAGGTACATTGGTTGCACCACTTAAAGCCAAATATCGTTATCAAGATATGGGTCTCATTCGTGATGTTCAGATCAATGGCCAGATTACCTTTACCAAGCCTGTGACGCACAACTATTCTGCTGATGAGTCGATTGTGGGTTCAGCACTGGTCATTGGTGATATGCAAGCTCGTTACACACGCAAGTTCGTACAGCCAACATGGTCAAATGCTTGGGCTGATGAGCCTATAGGTGGTGCGATTTCAGCCAATTATAATGATTCTCTCTATCCAATTTTGACCACAAATAATGGTGCGATTCAGGAACGCTGGGCATTGGTCTTCACTGATGCAACGAATTTCCGCTGTGTAGGTGAGTATTCGGGGCAGATTGGACTGGGCAATATAAATACGAATTTTGCGCCGATCAACCCTGTAACGGGTGCACCTTACTTTACTGTAAAGAAAGAAGGCTGGGGTGCAGGCTGGGCAAGTGGAAATGTACTGCGTTTTAATAGCATTGCTGCAACTTATCCGGTGTGGGTTATTCGCACCGTAAAACAGTCAGAGCCAGCGGTACTGTCAGACCAGTTCCAGATCATGCTACGCGGTGACATTGACCGCGTTGTTTAAAATTTAAATCAAATATGACCGCTTGATGCGGTCTTTTTTATGAGTATAAGAAATGGCGACCGACGTTAATGTACAATATTTTAGTCATTTAAATGGCTTAACACTGGGTAATAATTGGGGTGACTTAATTCGCCTGCTTGATACCTGTCTAGTCAATGGCCTTCCTCTAACAAGTATTACTTCAGCCACGATTGATGCACAGGGTGATATCACACTAAATCTTTATGCAGCTCACAATTGTATGTTATTTCAGATCATAGAATTGTCAGGCTTTACGCCAGCCGAATTAAATGGAAAATACCGCATTAAAGGTGTTCCAAGTGTAAATCAAATTATTTTAAAAGCTGAACACGTAGGTAAATCAATTAATACAACAGGAACAGCAAAACTTGCATCACTTGGATATGAGATAATTTTCCGCGATACAAATGATGTGAAACGTGTTTATCGTGCAAAAAACCCAACAGCACAACACCCATTTATTCGGGTTGATGAGACGATTTCGGATGGTGTGAATAGTTATAGTTCTGCTTATGCAAAATCAGCTATGGTTGGACTCATCGAAAATATGTCGCATATTGATGATTATCTTGATCCCAATAAATTGCAATTGCCGCTAGATACCGCTGACCCAACATCTAATTGGAAAATCACAGGCACAGGAACAAGCGTAGCGAGGGGTTGGAGTCGCTGGTACTGGGCTAGAAATGCAAATGCTTTTACTCTTTCAGCAGATTCATCAGCACCCGCAACAGCAAATCGCAAGTTTACATTGGTTGGTGATAAAGATGCGTTTTATTTTTTACGACAACTTCAATCAAGTGAAGGACAAAAAGTATTAAGTGGGTGTGGATTATATAGTGAGTCATTATTGCCTGATGTGATTCCAAACTGGTTTTTAATGACAACTTTAACGAAAAACAATGCGGCTACTGGTTTAAATCTAGTAAATTTAGAGGGGGGTAACCCGCTAACAACAAATGTAACTGCATCAACCTTTCTTGCTCCCGAATATTCACCAACAGTTAAGTTTATAAATCACACAATCTGTAGAGGGATTATCCAAGATTATAATACTGGATGGTCAAATATTTTTAGTGGTAATTCAGTTGGAGCGCTAGAAATTCCGTTCACTGCCCCCAACACAGTTTTAAGAGGTTCATTAAAGCATATCTATTATGCAGGTAATAAGCTTGGTTATGAAAACACACAGCCGATTATAAGTGATAAAGCAATGTACATTTGGGACTCAACAATGGTTCTTAGTGGAATTGGTGGGTTTTACTTTTACCTGGGGAGCCTTGAATGAAACCTGTTTTTCGAAAAGCAATGCCGTCATCAGTGCAGTTACAGAATATAGCAACAGGACCTGTGGTTGCAAAAATTCAAGGCTCAGTCAAGAAACTAGGTGAAGCATATAAAAATGCAACAGTGGTTTTATATAACAAAGCCAATTTGCAACCAATTGGAGTGCAAAGACCTGACCAGAATGGCAATTATCAATTTTTAGGTTTAAATACAGGCTTAAAAACTTTTGTTGTGGCTTTTGATAATCAGAAGCAATTCAATGCAGTCATTCAGGATAATGTGGTGCCGAAATGAATGTACCTTCACAAACTGCAAGCATGGTCATGCTTCAGGCGTTAGCTAATTATTTAGATCAGGGTAGCTCAAGTGCTACCCTGAATTTTTATGACGATACAAAACCTACATCTGTCAGTGTAAGTGCTAACAATGCCGCAAAACTTCTTACATTAAGCTTGCCAAAACCGTGCTCAAAATCAGTCCACGAAAACAACATTGAGCTATTTGCTTCAAATGTAGGTGTTGCCATAAAAACAGGTACAGCAACATGGGCAAGGCTTTTCAATGGTGAGGGCGTAGCTGTGGTGGATGTGGCCATGGAAACAGATATTGTTTTGGATAATTACAATATTGTGATTGGTTCAAGCGTAAAACTTGATGTGATTTATTTAAGTCCACAGCTTTAAAAATGAGGTGGTAAATGTCTGACTACACACCACCAGATGCTTCAAATGTGATGCTTAATTTCACTAAAGAATCTATCCCAATTGATAGTCATAATGTCATTTTGAATTTTGGCGCTGATGATGGCTTTAACTATGCCAATATCAGCATTGATACAGCATTTAAATTTAGCGCAACGGGTACGGTTGAGCCGCCAATTGATATCCACGGCACCGCTAATATTGTGGTTGATACATCGTTTCTTTTTAGCTCTGTCGGTACGTTTGATATTAATCATATTGTTGGTGTGTCACTGAGTTGTATTTCTAGTTTTCAAAAAGCATTCACCTGCTTAAGTGTTGTAGAAATACCGTGGGCTAAGCCGATCTTTAAGGCGCATAACAGCGCCTTTTATTTTGAGCGCAGTTTGAGCTTAAGCAACCATGCATCTGTTGGTTTTGATAAGGCCAATACACTACATCGTGCCGTTCAAATCATTCATGAGCAGACAACCGGACTATCACGTAGTGCTTATTTGAAATGGCAAGAAAATGAAAAACTGTTTATCTCTCGAAGTTTGGTTTTTGATGAGTCGAAAAAATTAAGAATTAATCGAAATACGGATTGGGTTGAGCTGGTTCGTAAGCGCAAGACCTTTACTTACTCACATCAAGTCGCCCATGTCTTTGAAAAGCGACTGATATTTGAATGGGATAAGGGTCTTGAGTTAATCACAAGTAGCGATATTGCTTGGGATAAAGCCAAAGCGATTCACTATCGAAAACATGAAATTCAACCTTGGCCACAACCTGAGTTACCTGAATATACAGGTTCAACCGATCTCAATTTCGTATGTCTTTGTCATGACGTGGATTCGCATAACGTCATATTAAATTTTGGTGCTGATGAATGTATCCCATCAATTCCGAACAGAAATGGGTGGTATATCTTGAATAGTTTATCTGTGAACCGCCTAGACAATGGCGAGAAAATTAATGTGCTTGATGGTAATTACAGCACTGACCGTAGCCGCTGGTGCTGGTCTTATTCACTCACAGTGCCTGCAAGTGAGATTGCTAAGCTTGAGCCGATTGCAGGGCAGCCGGTGATTCTGAGAATCATGGTGAATGGTTTTGAACATCATATGATGCTTGAGAATCGTAGTCGATCTCGTCGTTTTGCTCAAGAAACTTATAGTTTGTCGGGTCGTAGTCAAACTGCATTACTCGATGCACCTTATGCACCGACACGTTCATTTTTACAAGAGAATGAACGTACTGCAAGACAGTTATGCCAAGCTGAACTGGATCGGGTGAATAGTAGTATTCAACTTAACTGGCAGTTGATTGATGAATTGAGTTGGATCCTTCCGATGAATAGCCTGAGCTATTCAAATTTAACCCCGATTGCTGCAATCAAATTGATTGTGGAAAGTGCCGGTGGTTTTATTTATAGCGAGAAGAACAGCAACACGCTGACGATCAAGCCGAAATATAAAAAAACCTTCTGGGATTCGATCACCATTGCTGATTATGATCGTTTGATACCAATGAGCATGACCAAAGATCAATCTACAGATTATGAACTTTATCCAGACTACAACGGCATCACTTTAAGTAATGATCAAACCGGTTTAACAGGTCAGGTAAAGCGAACTGGTACTAGCGCAGATATTCTACTTGAAACCGTGAATAACTCTCTATTTACAGTTGAAAGCATGGGGGCTTATGGTAAGGCTCAATTAGCCAAAGCTGGCATGGTTGAAACGCATAGTTTGGTCATGCCGATTGGGTTAGATGTGGGGGAGTGCGCACCGGGGGAATTAACTGCTTTTAATGCTGAATGGTGGGGAATTAGTGATGGTGTCAGTGTTTCATTCACTCATGCTGTTGTGAATCAAACCGTTAAGGTTGAGCGGGTGAATCGAGATGAGTAATGCTTTAAAACGCTTATTGGACTTGATGCCCAAAGCGCCCGAATTTGTGGGGACTATTACCCATGAAGACCATCCCAAATACAAGGTTTTAGTGGTGGATGGTACTGGCTTGGTGATGTGTACGAGTAGCACTAAATATGTAGTAGGTACTTGGGTTTTTGTGTCAAATCAAGAAATTAAGCGCACAGCACCGCCTACGGGTGATGTTGTGCAAATCGAAGTTTAAGTCTTAACAACAACATAGAGCACCGAAAGGTGCTTTTTTATTGCCAAAAATTAGGGGAAAACATGCAAGAGCATGAAAAAACACTACTTACATTAATCGCAATTGGAGGGCTAATCGGTATGAGTAGACTTCTTGTTTCAAATGAACCATTGTCGTGGCGAATGATTGTGGGGCGAACAATTTTAGGATCAGCAACGTCCACCATAGCAGGTATAGTGTTGATTCAGTTTCCTGACTTAAGTCCAGTTGCACTTGTGGCTATAGCATGTGCTCTTGGTATATTGGGAAGTACGTTTATTGAAGAGTATTTAAAGAAAAATGCAAATAAGTGGGGTGGGTGATGCGAGCAATATTTGATTTCTTACGAAAAATGAGTGGTGGGAAACTCACTCAAAAACAAGTTGATGCTGCTAATCAAGTCATTGCGAATACTACAGGCTCTATGGTTGCTAGAATGCTAGGTATTGCTGTGGATGAAATGTCGGTGAGTAACCTAGGTGTTGACCTAATCTGCGGTTTTGAAGGTAAGCGACTTGTTGCTTATGATGATGGCGTGGGAGTCTGGACTATTGGTTTTGGCACTACAATTTACCCAAATGGCATCAAAGTTAAAAAAGGTGATACTTGTACTGAAGCACAAGCCAAAGAGTATATGGCGCATGATTTAAAGAAATTTGAACTTGCTGTGAATGGTGCTGTAAATATTCCATTGAATCAAAATCAATTCGATGCACTGGTTTCACTGGCTTATAACATTGGTACAGGTGCATTTAATAAATCAACATTGGTTAAAAAGCTTAATGCTGGTGATATTCGCGGAGCTGCTGATCAGTTTGATGTATGGATTAATGCAGGTGGGAAGCGTATGCAAGGACTGGTGAATCGTCGAGCTAGAGAAAAGGCGTTTTATCTAGCTTGCCTAAAGTAGTTTTTCTGCGAATTTGGCTTTGGTATTGCATGAAAAATTGAATTTCAGTTCTAATATTAATTTTTATAATTTATTAGAACTGAATAATTTAATGATTAGAAATTATGATTTTTATCATTACTTAGGTTTAGAAATTGTGCCTCCATATCGTTAAATGCATCAGTAAAACCAACCAACGGAATTTTATTTTCAATAAGCTGTTTTTTATTATTTTGGAAGCGTGTATAAGCGTAATTCCCACGTTTTAATTGTTTAATAAGTTCAGAGCCATTTCTAAATAATCCTTCACGTTCTTGGAGGATGTCTTTGTTATCTATATGAATAAATGCAGGATTATCTTTTAGATGATTTTCGCCAACATTTACAACATATTTATTATTAACATTCAAAATAGAAATAGGCCCTTTACTCATAACACATGCTTTTATGTCCTCAAATACCTTATATTGACATTTTATTCTCCAGCTAGCGCGCCCTATGAGCTTATTTTCTAGAAGGTCAATTTCACCATTATTACTTAATTTGGTATTAATTTTTAAGATTAAAGTAGACAGTCGATCTTCAGATGCATATGTATTACTAACCTGAGTTCGACATAAAAAATAAATAAAAAAAAGCCTTAGCATCTGTAATATCTTGGTTACGAAGACAAAACATTTCAGAGCAAGGCTTTTT